GCGAAAGGCCAGCTGTACCAGGGCAAGCCGACGCACATCCAGTGGACGGCCGACGAGGTGCAGTTCCCGACGATCCCGGGATCGCGGGCGTCGAGCGGCATCATCCGGGTGGCCGGCATCACGGGACGCATCCGCGGCATGACGGCGAAGCGTGCCGCCGACGGCCGGAAGGTGCGTCCCACGCTCGTGCTGATCGACGACCCGCAGACCGACGAGTCAGCCCGCAGCCCGTCGCAGGTCGCCTCCCGCGAAGCGGTGCTGAAAGGTGCCATCCTTGGCCTCGCCGGGCCGGGCGTGAAGATCGCCGGCCTCGCCACGGTGACCGTCATCCAGCCTGACGACCTGGCCGACCGCCTGCTTGACCGCGAGCGGCACCCGGCGTGGCACGGCCGGCGGATGAAGCTGGTCTACGAGTGGCCGACCGAGACCGGGCTTTGGGACCAATACGCCGAGTTGCGCCGACGCGGGCAGCGTGACGGCGTTGGCACGGCGGCGGCTGACGAGTTCTACGCCGAGCACCGTGACCGCATGGACGCCGGCGCCCGCGTGGCATGGCCGGCACGAAAGCAGGAAGACGAACTGTCGGCGATCCAGCACGCATGGAACCTGCGGATTGACCGCGGCGAGTCGGCGTTCGCCGCCGAGTTCCAAAACGAACCGCTCGCGGACGAGAACCGCAGCGACGCCGTGTCGGCCGCGGACATCATCCAGCACGCGATCGAGGTGCCGCGGTGGATCGTCCCTCGCGGGTGCGACACGCTCACGGCCTTCGTGGACGTGCAGAAGGAGCTTTTGTATTGGTCCGTGCTGGCGTGGGGCAACGCCTTCCGCGGGCACGTCGTGGCCTACGGTGCGTACCCCGAGCAGGGCCGCCCATACTTCACGCTCCGCGACGCAAAGAAGACGCTGTCGCTTGCACACGGCAAGAACGTCGAAGGTGCGATCCATGCGGGGCTGGTGGCGCTGATGCCGCAGCTGCTCGACCGTGAGTTCGCACGCGAGGACGACGAGGCGGTGCTGCGGATCGGGCAGCTTTTCATCGACGCCAACTGGGCACAGAGCCAGGGCGTGATCCGCGACTTCGCCCGCCGCTCGAGCTACGGCCCGCGGGTGCTGCCGACACACGGCCGCTACGTCGGGGCCAGCGGGGCGACGATCAGCGACAAGAAGCCGGACAAGGGCGAGCGGGTCGGTGCCAACTGGCGAACAAGCACGATCGGCAAACAGCGGCACGTCTTGTTTGATACGAACGCCTGGAAGACGTTCATGGTGGCCCGCATGAAACTGCCGGTCGGCGACCCGCAGGCGTTCACGCTGCACGCCGGCGAGCACGAGATGCTGGCCGAGCAGCTGGCAAGCGAGGTGCCGGTGCGAGTGGCGTCGAAGGCACGGGCCTGCGACGAATGGAAGCTGATCCCCGGCCGCGACAACCACCTGCTCGACTGCATCGTCGGCGCCGCCGTGGCCGCATCGTTCATCGGCGTCTCGGCGGTCGGCGCCGAGGCCCGGCCGACTGCCCAGCGAAAGACGATCAGCCGCGAGGAAATGGCGGCGAAACGCGCGGCACTTATGGCGAGGCTCGGCCGATGAGACTGATCGAGTTCACCGGCGGCGGCCCGCTCGACGGGAGGAAGACGCCCGACCTGGGCGAAGAGCGCATCGGCGTCCGCGACGGCGACCGGGTGTATCTCTACGAACGTGGCGACCATCCAAGCCAGTTCGCAAGGCACGCGCTGCGTCTCGCGCAGGTGCTACCGATCGGCAGCGAACGACGCTGCGGACCGACAGGGCCGTAGGTGCACAATGGTACACTGGATGTAGGGCTACCGCCCTACACCGGAGCGCCAATGGCCGACGCAACCCAAGCCGCCCTCGACGCGATCGCCGCGAATCTCGCGCAGCCGAAGCGTGCCCGCACGGACGCCGGCGAAGTCGAGCAGCACGACCTGGCCATGCAGGTCGAGGCGGCGAAGTTTATCCAGTCGCAGAGCCAGTCCGAGAAGGCCGGCTCGCCGTTCGCCGCCCTGCGTCGTGCTCGCATCTCCTACCCGGGGGCGAGCGACTGATGGGCTGGCTGTCCCGCATCACCGGACGCGACGCTGCCGCCGCCCAGGCGGCGCTGATCGAGCGGCAGACCGCCGTGATCGGCAAGCTCGTGCGTGCGCGGTACGACGCTGCCCAGACGACCGACATCAACAAGCGGCACTGGGCGATGGCCGACGGCTACTCGGCCGACGCCGCCCTCTCGCCTGAGATCCGCCGGAAGCTGCGGAACCGGGCGAGGCTCGAGCGGGACAACAACCCGTATCTCGCCGGCATGGTGCAGACGCTCGCGTCCGACCTCGTCGGCACCGGGCCTCGGCTCGCGTTGACCGTGCCCGGCGAAACGTCGCCCGACGTGGTCGGCCGCGTCGAGGAAGCCGTCTACGAGTGGGGCCAGCGGACGGACCTCGCCCGCAAGCTTCGCGTCATGAAGATGGCGAAGGCCGTCGACGGCGAGTCGGTCGGTGTGCTGTTCACCAACCGCCGGCTCAACCGCCGCGGCGTGCAGCTGGATCTGCGGCTTGTCGAGGCCGACCAACTCGCGTCGCCGGTGCCGAGCATCGACCCGGCCGCCATTGACGGGCTGCAGCTGGACGCCGACGGCAACGTCGCTCGCTACTGGATTCTGCGGCACCACCCCGGGGCCACGATGGCCGGGTGGTCGATCGACGGTGACTGGTACGACGCCGAAGACGTGGTGCACTGGTTTCACGCCGTCCGGCCGGGCCAGCATCGCGGCGTCGGCGAGGTGGTGCCGGCCCTGGAGCAGTTCGCCCACCTGCGGCGGTACACGCTCGCGGTGATCACGGCGGCGGAGACGGCGGCGGACTTCGCGGCGATCCTCAAGACCACGCTGCCGCCCGAGGGCGTCGCCGCGGCGCTGGAGGCGTGGGAGACGATGCCGATCTCCCGCGGCATGGCGACGTCGATCCCCGATGGGTGGGATGCCGTGCAAATGAAGGCCGAGCACCCGACGTCGACGTTTGCCGAGTTCGAGAAGCGGATGCTCACGGCGATCGCCCGGGCGATGAATCTGCCGTACATCGTGGCGGCGATGGACTCGTCCGCCGCTAGCTACAGCAGCATGCGGGGCGACTACTTGGTCTATCGCAAGGCGATCGGCTGCGAGCGGGCGGACCTGGAGCGGGTGGTGCTCGACCCGATCCTCGAGCGGTGGCTCGACGAAGCCGCGCTCGTGCCGGGGCTGATCCCCGACGGGCTGCCGCCGGTCAGCGAGTGGTCGTGGTCGTGGACGTGGGACGGCTTTGAGCACGTCGACCCGGCCAAGGAGCAGTCGGCCCTGGAGACCGCCCTGCGGACGCACACGACGACGCTGCAGCGGGAGTACGCGAAGCGGAACCTCGATTGGCGGCGTGAACTGCAGCAGCGAGCCGACGAGGTCGCGGAGATGGAGCGGCTCGGCCTGCTCACGGACCTCGCCCCGGAGAAAAACGAACAGGAGACCGAGACGACCGTCACTGAGTAACCGGAGGACCGCGGCATGTGGGACTTCGACTACGACGACGACGAAGACGCGGACGAGCTCGTACTCGTGGAGTTTTTATGAGCAGCAAGGCAAGCAAGCACAAGAAGTTCCTCGCCGCCAGCAAGGCACCGAGCCGGCTGACGTGGTCGGCCGACTTCGCGGTCGAGGCCGCGGCAGAGGCGACGTCGCCGCCGACGTTCCGCCTCGTGGCCTACACCGGGGCACCGATCCGGCAGGGCTGGTCGAGAAACGCCCTGGTGCTCGACCTTGCGGGCATGGACCTGTCGAACCAGTCGATCCCGATCCTGTTCGGGCACGACGCAAGCCTTGAGTCGGTGGTCGGCCAGGCGACCGCCGTCACCACGGACGGCTCGCAGCTGATCGTGGAGGGAACGGTGCTCGGCGTCAGCGACACCGCCCAGCGGGTGCTGGAGCTCGCCCGGCGTGGCATGCGATTTCAGGCCAGCGTCGGTGCCGACGTCGGCCGCATTGAAAACATCCAGGCTGGCGAGAGCGTGCAGGTGAACAACCGCACCTTCTCCGGTCCTGTCTCAATCGTTCGGGGTTCCGCACTTCGCGAGACCTCGATTGTCTTGATGGGTGCCGACGGCGCAACGTCGGCCTCCATCGCAGCCCAGGAGGTCGACATGGCGGACACCGCCACCCAGACGCCCGACGAGACGAAGGTCTCGGCGGAAGCCACGGCGCCGGTCGCCGTGGAGGCCGTGAAGCCCGAGCCCAAGGAGGCCGTGAACATGGACGAGATCAAGGCCGAGCTCCTCAAGGAGATCAAGGCCGAGCTCCTCGAGGACGTCCGCGCGTCGCGGCCCGCCGCCCCGGCGGTCCACGTCGTCGCGAAGACGGACGCGAACGACCCGAAGGTCGTGACGGCCGCCCTGTGCATGGCCGGCGGGCTGCAGGGTGTCGAGAAGCAGTACGACGAGAAGACGCTCGAGGCCGCCCACAAGCGGTCGCGTTCGATCGGCGTGCAGGAAGTGCTGATCGAGGCGGCGCGTGCCAACGGCTACGACGGCCCGGCCCGCATCCGCGACGGCAACCTCCGCGAGGTGCTCCAGGCCGCGTTCGTCAAGGCCGGGTTCGCCACGCACTTGATTTCCAACGTGCTCTCGGCGACCTACGGCAAGTTCCTGCTGAATGGCTACCTCGCCGTCGAGTCGACGTGGGACATGATCGCGAGCGTTCGCAGCGTCTCGGACTTCAAGTCCGTCACCGGCGTTCGGGTCAACGGCGGCTTCGACTTCGAGGAGGTCGCCAACGACGGCGAGCTCAAGAGTGCCGACGCCTCCGACGAGACCCGGACGATCAAGGCGAAGACCTACGGCCGGATCAGCAGCCTGACCAGGCAGGACATCATCAACGACGACCTCGGGGCTCTCTCGGTGCTGCCGACCCGCCTGGGCCGCGGTGCCGCGCTGAAGCTCAACAGCGTCTTCTGGTCGGAGTTCGAGTCGTCCAACTCGACCTTCTACTCGAAGGAGACCGCGGCCGCCGGCAACGCTCTCTCGCTGTCGTCTCTCAAGACGGCCACGACGAGCTACCGGAAGCTCACCGATCCGGACGGGAAGCCCCTCGGCGTCACGCCGCGGATGCTGCTCGTGCCGCCGGAGCTCGAGATCACGGCGGCCGAGCTCATGTCTGGCTCGCTGCTGATCACGGGCGAGAACGCGACGCGGGCGAACGTCAACGTGCTCGCCGGTCGGTATCAGGTCGTGCCGAGCTCCTACCTGTCGTCCGCGACAACGTGGTGGCTCGTGGCGAACCCGGCCGACCTGCCCGCGATGGAAGTCGCCTTCTTGAACGGCGTGCGGGTGCCGACGGTGGAGCAGGCCGAGGCCGACTTCAACGTGCTCGGCGTGCAGATGCGGGGCTACTTCGACTTCGGGGTCGCCAAGACCGAGAGCCGCGGCGCCTACCGCATGGCGATCGCCTGACCGTGACCAACCGTAGCCGCCGGGCGGGGGCTGATCCTCGCCCGGCGGCATGACGAACACAGCAACTCCAACAACAGAAGGGCAGGTGATCCAGATGGCTTACGAGTACGAAGGGGACATGATCCAGCACACGCCGACGACCGGCGTGGCGGCGGGCGAGGCGGTGGTGGTCGGTTCGATCGTCGGTGTGGCCTGCCGGCCCATCGCTGCGAACGAGCTCGGCAACCTCGCGGTCGAGGGCATCTTCAGCATCACGGCGCCGACCGGCGCGATCGCTGCGGGCTCCAAGGTCTACCTCTACAACGGCCAGGCCGTGACGGGTGTGACCGGCACCGCGATGGGCTACGCCGCGAAGGCGAAGGCCAGCGCCGACGCGACCGTCTCGGTGCTGCTGACCCCCGGCGGCTGATCGGTGACGTGACCACGGGGCCGGCGGCGGTGCGATCCGCCCGCCGCCGGCCCGCGGCGTCAGGAGGCTCGACGTGCAGGACATGATCGGCCGCGGTGCCGCGTGGTTTGAGCAGCAGCGGCGCCAACACTTGTCCGTGTTCGTCACCTACAAGCGCGTCGGTGCCGTGTCTGCTTTGACCATCCCGGCTACGGTCGGCATGTCGCGATGGGATAGCGTCGACGCTTCCGGGCAGATTTCGCGATACGAGACGCGCGACTACCTGATTGGCGTGATCGACTTGAGCGATCCACCGACGCGAGGTGATCGGATAACAGAGGTGGCTGCTGATGGCACGAAGCGGGTCTACGAAGTAGCGGCCATTGGCGGCAATAACCCCTGGCAGTGGGCGGACCGCGGCCAGCGGATTCGCCGCATTCATACGAATCAGGTGGCGTGATGCCGTTTTTCTCGCTCTCATCCCCGAGCTCGGGAAACGCGACACAGCTGCAGAGCCGCGCCGTTTCGGCTACGGCCCCGGCGACCGGCGCGATCCTGACGTGGAACGGCTCGGCGTGGATTCCTGGCAGCGGCCAAACGGGTCCGCAGGGGATCGCCGGCGTCGACGGCCAGAAGATCCTCTCCGGCAGCGGCTCCCCATCCGCTGGCGTTGGAAGGTCAGGCGACTACTACTACGACACGGCGTCCGCAATCTTCTACGGGCCAAAGAGCAGCGGCTCGTGGGGTTCGGGAACGCAACTGCAAACGATTACCGGCCCGTCTGGGCCGGCA